TAAAATTTACCTGGACAAGGAGATAAATTTTATGGTGTAACTGTTGCAAAGTATTTAATGAAAGATTCTCATTTTAATCTAAGAACAAAAGAGCTGGAAAACGAGTATGATAATACAAAAATTCAAAAAAGTAAATATAACTCAAAAGTTTGGATGAAAGAATGTCATATTTGTAAAGTTAACAAAGGTCTAGAAACACATCATATTAACTTTCAAAAGGATTGTAATAAATATATTGTTGTAGATAAACCACAAATTAAAAAAAATAGTATTTGTAATTTGGTTGTCCTTTGTAGTAAATGTCATGATAAAATAGATTCCGGTGAATTAGTAATAAATGGATGGAAAGAAACATCGGATAATATTATTTTAGATTATCATAAAGAAGAAAAGAAAACTAAAAAAAAATTAAATGATAACCAAATTGAAATTGTAAAGAGTTATTTAAATAATGAAATATCAGCAGTAAGAGCTAAAAAAATACTAGAAGAAAAAGATAATATATCAATTTCTACAAATATTATTTCTAAAATATGGAAAGATAAATATTAAAATATTTTTTTACTTAAAACATCATATTGTTCTTTTGTTAAAAGATTTAAATCATTTAGTTTTTCAATACAATCATAATCATCTTTCAAAAATTTTAGTAAGTTAATTTTTCCTAAAGAAGATAAATCTTCATATTTGTCTTCTTTTTTGCTTATATGAACATCTAATTTTAATTTATTTATTTTTTTTCCTAATGAATTTTCTAAATCTTCGTAAAGATTTTCACAAGTTATTATATTTATATTTTTAACATTTGAATCATAATCATCTAAAAAATTATTTGTTTTCAAATAGTAACTAATATTTGTTGGTATAATATGTCTCATACGAGTATTTTTATCTATAATTTTTTTTTCAAATAAATTTTCTAAAAAATCATTTAATGAATATTTTTTATAAATTATTTTTTCTTTTTTATTAGGACAGCCTCCCACTTTACGGGGACAAACTGTATATTTTCTCCAGTTCCAACCAGATATGAATCTAGAAATTGGATTTCTTATTGATATTAAATATTTATTATTTTTATCATATGTATAATAATTTTCAAGATGATAAATTATGTGATTTATATTTTTTTTTTTTAAAATTTTTTGAATAGTTCCTCCTCCCGTTTTTCCTATGTGAATAAATATTAAATTTTTATTATTTGAAAAACGTTCTTTCTTTTGATATTTAAAATATATTTTAGAAATTAAAATAAATACTAATAAGATTATAAAATAAATCATAATTATATAATATTTTAGAAATAATTTATTTTTTGTCATTAAATTATTAGATCCTGTAGTAATTTATATTTTTCTTCCCATATATCTATTTTTTTACCTAATAATTTATATAAATTTTCAATATGTGGATTATAAATTTTAAATAATTTTTTTTCATCTTCTATTTTTATATTAAAATTATAAGCACGGACATTCCTATCAAAATTTTTATCTAATTCTAATTCAATACTTTCAACTCCCAAAAAATTTAGTATTTTGTTATATTCTATTTGTTTATTATTTTTAATTTCTTCAGAAATGCCAATATAAATATTTTTTTTTGGAAATATTTTATAAACATTTTCCAGCTGTATATCATAATATCCTCTTTTTATAGGGCTTGTTTTTTTCTTTGTATCAATATTTGAAGTTTCATTTTTAAATATATCATCAAAACTTATATTTCCGTATTTTTTGTTATCAATAGCATGGTTTATATGACTAAAAAATCTAGAGATTGGATCTCTAAATAAAATAATTATTTTTATATTAGGATTAAAGTCATATATTTTTTTTAAATAATTTATATTTGTAATATAACTTGGTGATTTTTCTCCAACTAATTTGTAATTAAAATTAAATTTTTTTAAATAAGTATTTTTATCCATTTTATTTCTATTATCAAAATAATGTATTTCTCTAGGATACATTTTTATATCTTTGTGTTGATTTAAATATTTATGTAAAGAACAAGTTCCACCTTTTTGGACTCCAATACAAATAAAATTAACATTATTTTCTTTTTTTTGTACAAAATTATCAATTATTCTAAAGTTTCTAATATTAATAAAAATAATAAGTATTACAAGAATTAATAATATTAATAATATTAATAAATTCATTTTATTATAATATAGAATTTATGTTTTTGTTAATTTATTATATTTTTTTTTTGATAATAATTTATTATATTTAAGGTTTTTAATAATTTCTAAATCAGGTTTTAAATATTTTTTTAGTATACTTTTATTATTAATATTTATTTTTTCTTGATTTTTTACTTTATATTCAGATTGTGATTTTTCAAATAATACTTCTAATTTATTTATATCTTCATCTGCTGTATGTGAAGTTCCTACATAAAATATATTTTGGTATGTTAAAGAAAATAAATCAAAATGATATTTTAATCCTTTAAAAAAATATGGTCCTTCTTTATTATAAATAAAATCAATTATATTAATAGCAATTTTATTTTTTTTTTCTAATTTATTAATAAAATCTTCAATTGATGTAAATTTTTTTATTTTACTAAAAAAATTATTCATTTTATTTTTATTATTTTTTGATAAAGATATAGCATATTTAAATGCTATGACAAATCTATCAATTGGGTTCATTATCCATAATATATAATTTGTAGTTTTATATTTGTTAAATTCCAAATTATTTAAATTAAACAATAATTTTATTGTTTCATCATTAAAATTACCTATATTTATAAATTTTATGTTAGGTAAAAACCTTTTCATACCAACAATATTTTTATCATTTTGTAAAACATTATTAATTTTGTTTTCCCAGTATTCCTTATTTTTATACATAACATCTGAATTTGAATTTTTCATTTTTATTTCTTTAATATTAAAATTTAAAAAATTATTTAATTTATCAAGCATGTTTTCATCTTCAATATCTATCATTAGAAAATTATCTTTACCTTTAAAAAAATTAAATAAGTCATAATAATAATTATTTCTTTTAAATATCCAAGATTTTATTCCTTTATCTTTGTCTTTATTTATGTTCCAATCCATATCTAATGAACTATTTCTAAAATTAGGATAATTAGCATAGATATGTTTTATTCTTGAATATAACCATTTATTTATATTTCTTGTATTTAATATAAATTTGGCATTAGGGTATTTACTATACAAATTTCTAAAATCTGGTGTTTCACCATCAGAATAAGCATCATAATTTTTAAAATAATTATAAAAATGTAAATCGTCCCTTGATTTAGATATACTTGTCCAAGTAGTTTCATGACTAGATTTAATATATTTTTTTAACATATGATGATAGGTCGAAGTTCCTGTTTTATTAAAACCAATTAAAAAAACTTTTTGTTTTAATTTTTCTTTTTTAATATTTAGTTTATTTTTTTTTTCTAAATTAAATAATTCTTTCCTTTTTCTAACTGTAAAACAAACAAAAATTACCATACAAAAAATTATTTTTATTATTAAATTGATGTTAAAATACATTAGTTATATATATTTAGATTTTAGTTTAAATAGTAAAAATTATGTATTAATTTATTTATAAATATGATAAAAAAATTATTATTTATAGTTATTTTTGCTTTAATGGGGATATCTCATTCATTTATTATTTTAATTTTAAATCTACTAGGAAGACATAGAGAATATGCAGAATTTAGTAAAAGAATGATGATGGATGCTTTTTCATATGTTTACCAATATGGTTTTAATTCAAGTATTTATTATTCAGGTGAATGGAGAAAAACCAACAATATTGATATTTTAATTTGTAATCATACTAATACTGCAGATTTTATGTTAATGAGTGCTCTAATAAAAAATTTTGATGATAAAGATGTATATTGGGTTGTTAAGAAAGATGTTGTATGGTTACTTGGAACAGGTATTATCTGGGCTTCAACAAGTGATATTAAAATGGAAAGATGTATAGAAAAAGATGAAGAGAATATGAAGAAATTTGTTAATAGAATAAATGATGGTATTATAATTATTTTACCAGAAGGAACAAGGTTTTCAGAAAAAAAACTAATAAAAGCACAAGAATATTCTAAAGAGAATAATTTACCTGTGTTTAAAAATTTATTATTTCCTAAAATGAAAGGAATTCATTTAATCATAAATCAGTTAAATAAAGGTAATAAATTAGGTAATTTGATTGATATTACATCTTTTGTTGAAAATTTTAAGAATAAAAAAGCATTAGTTCATGACTTACTTGGTAGACAACTAGGAAATACTTTTGCTATAATTAAAACTCATGAAATTGATAAAAGTAAAATTGAAGATTATCAAGAATTTAAAACTTACTTTTTAGAAACAGTTTGGAAAGAAAAAGAATATTTATTAGATAATTATAATAAATATCAATTTCAAAGGTTAGAAATAGAATTTAAAATGTCTTCATTTTTATTAAATTTTATTGTTTGTTCTTTATTTGTTCATATGACAGTAAATACAAAAGGCATATTTTTATTACTTAATATAGTAGTACCGTATTTAGTACTAATAATTAAATTAAAATGTAGAAAGAGAAAAAAATATCTAAATAATTAATATATATATATATGAGTTTTAGACCAAAAGATAAATATTTTTAAAATAATTTTTTATATCTTACAATATAATGAGTTCAAAAGATACGATGATTATTTTATTAGTTATATCTATATTAATTTTATTTTTAAGTCATAAAAAATACAAAAATAAAGAAAATTTTTCTGATAATGCAGCAGAAGAATCTAACCAACCAGCATCAACTACTACAGGGAAATGCCCTGTTCTTACAAGGCAGGAAATTGGCAAAATTGTACGGGATAATGTAGGTTTTGGCAATGAGGGAGGCAAATACCCTAATACACCGCCTATTCCTGGTAAAACAGCAGACTTTTTAGCAGATCCTGACTCGCAATATTTAGAGTTTGAATTTCCATCTTACAAACTTAAACAAGGTGAGCTTTTTGAAATTAATGTCATAGCACATACAAAAAAAAATGAATATATAAAACATATTAACGGTCTTATTGTGAGAGCACATTCGCCGAAAGAAATTGAAACAAGTATGCTAGCAGCCTCCTCAATCAAATTTCGTTCATATATCAAGCTTTATCCGGATAATCCGAGTATTAAAGGTATGACATCTGCACAATCAACAATTAGTGGTTCTCAAATTGCTGCGTTTGGTTGGTTACCATATGGTAACCATGAAGCAATTTCAAAGGAACTTGGTACCGACTATAAATTTATGAAAATGTATGGTAGGATTTCAAGCAATGCCGTCCCTGGATTTTATCCGCTGTACATATCTATACGTAGTATACATAATGGGTTTGGGCAAATGGAAATCCCCTTCGTGTACGAGGGTACTGCAACCCCGTACGGTACAGACGATGTTTCTAAGAAACATGAATTTCCAGGTGACAAAAAAGATGATAACAAGTTTCGCATCTTTATTACTGGTTATGGCTACAAAGACTATTTTAGACCAACGGATAAGAACTTTAGGCACATTCCCGGAATTGTTATTGTTCCTGGTGGTCACACAACTGAAGAAGCAATACTTTCTAGTGATAGTTCATCTACTAAAGCTATTTTGACATGTCAGGACGGCTACCAACCTAGCTATAGTGGATTAAATCCGGGTAAACCTTCAATGACATACAACTGTGTTGAATCAATTGATGGCAGCGGCAGTAGATGGTTTAGACAAAATGATAATAATCTTAATTTCAAATGTGTGAAAAAGAAAATTTGTAAAAGATTTTCTAAATCTGTCCCTAAATTTGCCAATGTTTCAAAAACGTGTAATCCAATATCGACGAGTGATGGCAACTATTTGAATTCTATTACTTGGGTGGAGATGAAACCAATTATAGACGCATATGACAGTGGGCAATGTACTGCATCATGTCAACACCCTGAAGTGTATAGACCTGTAACACCATTTGTGGAATGTACTTCAGATGGGTACCAGCCACCAGAATGTGTGCAAATTAAAGAAAATATGATTACATTTACAATGGAAATAGTTAACAACACAAATAGTCTAACAGCAAATTCTTTTACTGATGCACAAAAAGATGAAATAGTCAAAAGGGTCAAAGAACACCTGTCAGTTGTAAAAATTAATACTGGAGATGGTATAATTAATTGTAGTGAAGACAGGAAAGATGGGATGAGTTGTAATCATTACATTAGCCTTGATGCGGAAATTGCGGAATTTACATGGGGTGATGTAACTCTTTACAGCAGTAACCCATCTAAGCAAAGCGACAACCGCAATAACATTAGGTCAACAGATGTATGCATTACTTTTGTATCAAACGAACCGGGTGTTATACAATTACCACCCGAGAATTATTATAACACTCGAGATTTGATAGACATTCACATCGAAGGCCGTGTGTTTCGATTTTCAAATATTATAGTGTACGCCGTTCCAACACAAGATCAAATTGATGCATTATTACCAATAACAACAACAGCAGTACCAACTACTACAACTGTGGCACCAACAACTACAACTATAGCACCAACAACTACTACAACTGTGGCACC